CGACGCTCTCTACGCCGGCATCTCGCAGACCGCTTCGCTGACCGACCCGACCTCCCCGGCCGAGTGGGTCTCCGACATTTACGACGCGATGCAGACCATCGTCAGCAACAGCAACGGCAACCTTCCGTCGCATCTCTTCCTCGCCCCGAACATGTTTGCGGCGCTCGGCAAGTTGGTCGACGGCAGCAACCGTCCGCTGTTCCCGACCGTGGCCCCGTCCAACGCTTACGGGTCGGCTTCGCCCGGTTCGGTCAACATGCAGGCTTTCGGTCTCACCGTCGTCGTCGACCGCAACTTCGCGGCTGACACCGTGATTGTCGGCGACCCGTCCGGCTTTGAGATCTTTGAACAGCAAAAGGGCGCCATCTCGGTTGACAGCCCGTCGAATCTCAGCCGCACGATCGGATGGCGTGGCTACTTCGCCACCCTCATGATCGACGCGACCAAGTTCGTCGCGTTGACCTGATCTTCCCCCTAAGACTTGAGGAGTCTGAGCAATGGCTAGTTACACAATCACGCAGGTCATGCGGGTTGACAACTACGCCGTTGCTCAGACCCTTGAGGACAATGAGGTCGCAGTCGGGCAACAGTTCACCATCAGTGGACTGACGAACAGCAGCCTTGACGGCACACACATCTGCGTCAGCACCGAACCGTACAAACTGGTCGAAGTCACCACCGAAGGTGACCTAGTGTTCGACTGGGACGAATGGTACGGCCCGCAAGTCATCTTCAAAGACGTCGGCGATGACCTTGACCGCACCGTCGACAGCGGCACCCTGACCTACAGCACCACGTGCACATGGGTCGACGCAGACGACTTGGCCGAATGGCTAGGCATTGAATCTGCAACCGCGAATGACACCGCGTTCCTGACGCGCTGCGCGGCAGCAGCCAACGCTTTTGCTTACCGTCGCCGTCAAGCCTCAGGGTATTTCGACTCACTGACCACCGTCCCTGACGCCTCAGTGTTCGAAGGCACCTGTCTGTACGGCACAAGTCTGTACCGTGAGCGGGGCAGCGTTGACTTCATTGCGTCTTTCGACGCGATGGGCACCGCCACCCCCGTCGCCAGTCTCGGCCGTGTCATGCAACTGCTCGGCACCGGAAGACCGCAGGTCGGCTAATGGCCTCAGGCGTTTTTTATCAGATGGTGCAGGAGGTCAAGACGGCGATCAGCAACCTCGGTCTCAAACCGGTGACAGACCCGCGCAACGCGCGACCCCTCACCGTTTTTATCGAACTGCCATCGGCACGCATGTTCAACAACAACGTTGCCGACGGCACCCTCACGCTTCGCGTACTCGCACCGCCCCCCGGCAATCAAGACGCCGGCGATTACTGCATGACCGTCGCGGACCTCATCTGCAGCAGCAATGCACTTGCAGTCACCGACGCAGCGCCTAGCGTGGCACTAATCGGCGAGCAACAGTTGCCCGCCTATGACCTAACCGTAAGACTCTCAGGAGAAAGATAAAACTAATGGCTACTTCAGCAGCACTTTCGCAGGGCACCCTTGTGGTCGACAGCGTTGACTTCAGCGATCAGGCGACGAGCATCACCGTCAGCAAGGTCATTGAGGCCCTTGAGGCCACCAGTTTCGGCGACTCCGGTCGCAAGTTCAAGGCCGGTCTCGGCAACTACGAGGTGAGTGCGACGCTCTTCCTTTCGTATGGCACCGGAGAGGTTGAGGAAAAGTTGGCGTCACTCGTTGGCACCACCTTTGACGTCGTTGCCACGCCGACCACCTCGGTCACCCCCGGCACCGACAACCCCGAGTGGTCGCTCACCGGCTGCTACTTGGAGCAGGCCGACGTTATCAACTCTTCGGTTGGCGAACTGCCGACCATTGACGTTGTGTTCCGTGGCGGTTCGCTCGCGCGCGCCACTTCCTGATAACCACATAGAGAAAGCAGACCCGACATGCAACTCACCATTCGCGTTGACACCGGCGAGGGCCCACAGGAAGTCACTACAAACCTGTGGGTTCTCGTCGCGTGGGAACGCAAGTACAAGGCGAAGGCGTCACAGATGGCGCAGGCACTCGGCATGGAAGACCTCGCGTTTATGGCGTACGAGGCTTCCCGTCAAGCCAAGATGACTGTGCCAGCCGTCTTCGATGACTACCTAAAAAAGATCGTCAGTCTTGAGGTGGTCAGCAACACTGACCGCCCTACCGACGGGGGACATACAGCCGACTCTTAGCCGAACTGCTAGTCACTGTCGGATGGTGGCCCCCTGACATAGAGTTCACAGCGTTGGACCTCATCACCGTGGTCGACGTAATGGAACAGCAGAGAAAGCAGCAGCAGAGGCGTGGCCGATAACTTCAACGTCGCACTTGAATACAACGGGCTTGCAGCCACGTTGAAGGCTTTGCGTCATGTCGACCCCGAGTTGCGTAAGCAAACCCTGCGCGAAATGAAAAAGGCTGCGAAGCCGATGCAAGCCACCGCCCGCGCACTGTTCCCGACTGCAGAGCCGTTACGTAACTGGGGCAACTGGCGCGGCGGCTATGACATCAGCCGTGTCAGGTCCGGTGTCAAAGTCTCATTCAAAGGCACCCGTGCCCGTAACCGCGACGTCATCCCGCTGCTGACACTGCGACAGGTCAACCCGGCCGGTGCGATCTATGACATGGCAGGTCGTGCGGGTGGCAAAGGCCGAAGGTCTGAAGGCGCTGAGCGCGGCCGTCAGATGATCGGCAAACTGAACATGCAGGGCTTCTCGTCGCGCGCTATGTGGCCGGCCGCTGAGAAACATTTGCCGAAGGTGCAGGCCGACGTAGCCAAAGCGATTGAAGCCATGACCGAAACAATCAATAGGGAGTTGCGCTGATGGCTGCAATCAATGTGCCGATTGTCTCTGAGTACTCGCCGAAGGGTGTTCAGGCGGCAATCAAAGACTTTCAGAACCTTCAGACCAAAACCCAAAAGGCCGGCTTTGCACTCAAAAAGGCTTTCCTGCCGGCAACGGCTGCGCTCGGTGCGCTCACTGCGGCAGCGGTCCCGGCAGTGGCTGCAGCCTCTGACCTTGAAGAGAGCATTTCAAAAGTCAATGTGATCTTCGGTGAGGGTGCCGAAGCGGTCCGCAACTTTTCGGAGACTGCTGCCACAGAGTTGGGCTTGTCTCAGCAGGCGGTGCTTGACGCTGCCGGTACGTTCGGCACGTTCGGCAAGGCGGCAGGTCTGGGCGGTCAAGACCTCGCACAGTTCAACAACGACTTCACGACCCTCGCCGCAGACCTCGCATCGTTCAATAACACTTCGCCTGAACAAGCGATTGAGGCTATCGGCCAAGCCTTGCGTGGTGAAAACGAAGGTATGCGTCAGTTCGGTGTGCTGCTGAATGACGCCACGCTAAAAGCCGAAGCCCTTGAACTCGGCATTTATGACGGCACCGGTGCGCTCACCGATCAGCAGAAAATCTTGGCGGCACAGGCCGCTATCTTCAAGCAGACCGGTGACGCGCAAGGCGACTTCCTTCGCACAAGCGAGGGCCTTGCGGGACAAACCAAAATCATGCAGGCACAGTTCGCTGACCTGCAAGCCGAACTTGGCAAAGCACTCATGCCGGTCGTCATGGCGCTGCTTCCCATCGTCGCCGACCTTGCTAGTTGGATGGCAGAAAACAGTGAACTAGTGCTGATCTTCGGCGGCGTCATCGGCGGTCTTGCCGCTGCAGTCATCGCAATCAACTTTGCTATGAAAGCGTGGATTGCCACAAAGGCCGCATACGCAATCGTGACCGCAGCAGCGACCAAAGCAACCGCATTTTTCAACGCCGTCTTGTACGCCAACCCGGTGCTGCTTGTCGTCGCCGCAGTCGCCGCACTGGTCGCCGGTCTCATCATCCTAGAAAAAAAGTTTGGCCTAGTCACCGCTGCCCTTGAAGGACTGTTCGGCATCTTTGAAAAAGTCAAAGACGGCATCGGGTGGCTTGCCGAAAAGTTGGGTTTGGTCTCCGACGAACTTGAGAACTTTGAGAAGACCACCGACACCGCCCGCGAGCAGGCCGGCGACATGTACGAGTCAATGCGCGATTTGACGTCTGGTGCTGACGACGCTCGCAATCAGTTCGAACGGGCAAACGGCCAAATCGAAGACTTCAAAGATGAGGTGCACGAGTCGAAGCGCCCCACGGACCTACTGACTGAAGCCGTTGACGAACTGTGGAAGTCGACCGACCGTCTCTACCGCGGCATGTTCGAACTGAACCCAGAACTGCAACGCTACCTTGACCAGTTAGACCGTGACGCCGCAGTGCGCGACTTCAACGATGCTGTCGCAGAGTTCAATTCAGTTGCTCGCACAAATCAGGAAGGGTCGCGCGAATGGGAAGAGGCCAACGCTGAGGTGTATCGCGGCCTCACCGACGTCATCACTGAACTCGGCAACATCCCACAAGAGAAGCAAACTGAACTCAAGTTTTTAGCGGACACCGGCGACCTGCAAAAAGTGCTTGACATTGTGAACCGAATCAATGAGGGCTTGCGAATCGCAAAGACGCAAAGCGGCAAGGTGTCATTGCCAAGTGTTGAAAGCATCGGCGGAGCACTGCAAAAAGGCGGGTTCACCGGTACTACCGTGATCGCGCCAACTGTGCCCACCACGATTCGTGATGAGACCGGCACCGCCGGTGTTCGTATCGCAGCCCCTACCATCTCAACGATCAGCACCGAACGGGGCACTGCCACCGTCACCAATAACGTGACCGTGAACACGTTGAACGCCAACGCTGAGACCGGCCGGCGCATCGCCGATTCACTTGCCGCATATCAGCGTGTCAGAGGGTTCGTGCGCTAATGCCGGCTGCTGTTGTCGCGTCGGGTGATTACACCCTTGAGATAGATACCGGCGCACCTGTGCGCGGGTTCCGTCTTGACGACAACGCGCGCGGCATCTTAGACGGCACTGTTTTTGTACTTGACGGTCTCACCGATTACGCCGACGTCACCGACGGTGCACGCAACATTCAGATTCGGCGCGGCCGACAAGACATCAGCAACCAGTTCGGCCCCGGCATCATGACCTTTGAACTTGACGACACCGCTGCCGGTGGCGTGTTCAACCCGTTCGCCAATGACGGCCCGTACTATGACCCGACTAACGATGAGCCGGGCCTAGCCCCCATGCGGTACGTCAGCCTGAAACGCGAGTCTGACTATCTCTTTGTCGGTCGCGTCATTGACTATCGGTACAACTTTGGGCTGTCCGGTGAAGACACCGTGACGGTCACATGTGCTGACGACTTGTACCTACTCGGGCAGACGTCAACCGATGAGGTGCACATTGACGAGCAACTGTCAGGCGCACGCATCACCGACATACTTGATTTGCCGGAAGTCTCGTACCCGACTGGCGCTGCCCGTGACATTGCGACCGGCACGGTCACCCTCGGCGGTCACAGCGGTGGCGGTGGCGGCGGGCATGACTGGGACTTGTCGGTCGGTCAGAACGTCTTTGAATATCTGAGCCTTGTCAATGACGCAGAGCAAGGCCGTCTGTATGTCACCCGTGACGGTGTGCTCACCTTTGAGAACCGTATCGGCAACACGCTCAGCGGCTCAGTTGCAGACTTCCATGACGACGGCACAAACTACCCGTACCGCAACGTCGACATTTCTTTTGGTGCCGACAAAGTGGTCAACCTTGTCTTTGTCCAAACCCTAAACAATCAACTAGGCACAGCCGAGAACGTCGACAGTCAAACCAAATATTTTATCCAAACCCGCAGCGTCGTCGGCGCACTATTCGACAACTCAACCGACGCCGCCACCCTCGCCGACTACTTACTCAACCCCGAACCTGAACCCAACTTCACCGCAGTCGAAGTCGCTTTCGTCCAACTGACCGACGCGCAACGCGACGTCATCGCCACCGTCGACATTGGCGACACCATCACGATTGAAAAGCGGTTTGTGAACGGGGCAACCGTGACAGAACTCGCGCAGGAACTCGCGGTTGAAGGCATAGAACATCTCATTGACGTCCGTCTCGGGCATGTCGTTAGGTTCTACACAAGCCCCGTCACCATTGTTTATGAGTTAGTGTTAGATGACCCCACGTATGGTGTACTTGACGCACTCAATGTTCTAGGATAGGAGCACCTATGGCTAGCCCATTCCCATTCACCTCGGGCCAAGTTCTGACCGCGGCCGAACTGAACGAGATCGGCGAGCGAGTCGATTACACCGCCTCCGCCGCACTTGGTAACGTAACGGTCGGTAACGGGACGTTCACGTATGCTCACTACACCCGGGTAAATGATGTTGTGAATTACATGGGCGAGTTCGTTTTGGGTTCGACTAGCGCAGTCACCGCAAACGTTCTGATCAATCTGCCTTTCAATTCTGCGAGCGGCCTGTACACGACCGGCGGTGTCGGAATGTTCGTGGACGAGGGAACGCAGTCCTATCCTTGCTACGCAAGATTCGCGAATACGACCGCAAGCGGACTGTTCTCGTACTACGCGGCTGGCACTTACGCACTCCAGGGTAACGCAAACGCAACCACACCGTTTACATGGGCGGCGACCGATAAAATCGTGTGGAACATCATCTATCAGGCGGCATGACATGACCACTTTCACCTACAACCCTGACTTCCCTGATGCCACCGACCCGCAAAAAATGGATCAGGTTCGTTTATGGCGAAACGTCCAACTTGCCCACACTGATTGGACACAGGTCGCCGACGCACCCGTAGACGCTGAGGCGTGGGCCACCTACCGGCAACAACTCCGCGATCTGCCCGCCACCATCGATCTTGAGAACCCCGTTATCCCTGACCCGCCAGCATGATTGTCACGAGCGAAGACG